CTCGGACCGGAGCTCCGCGTTTGCATCCTTCAAGTCAGCCTTGAGGGCGTTGACGCGGTCAATCATCTTCTGAATACGGTTGGACGACATTCTACTATACATATGGTTTCTCCTTTTATGTAGGTAACATGGGTCAATTTTTCGTCTTTTAAAATTTTTATGAAACATCACCCAGATAAAAATAAAAAGCCGGTACTTATTATGGGATGGATATATCTTATAACTAATAAAGTTAATGGTAAATGTTACGTGGGTCAAACCCGCCAGAAAAATCCCAAGCGTCGATGGAATCAACATAGAATGGATTCAAGAGGAATACTCCAAAAGGCTATTACCAAATATGGAATATCAAATTTTGAATTTAAATTATTAAATGAAGTTTCTAATGAAATACTAAATGAAGTTGAAAAAAATGAAATACGAGAAAGGAATACGCTTGCCCCAAATGGTTATAATTTACAAAATGGCGGTAAATGTCATGATGTACATCCATTAACTCGAGAAAAACAAAGAGCTCGGTGGGGACCTGAACATCCACTATGGAATCAAAAACACTCAGAAGAAACTAAACAAAAAATAAGCATTGCTACACGAGGGGAAAATAACCCAATGTATGGCAAAACCCATACAACAGAAATAATTCACTCTCTGAGTGTAAATAATCACATGAATGGTAAAAAAGGGGGGCTTGCACCTATTGCAAAAAAAGTTGATATGTATTCAAAAGATGGTAAGTTATTACAGACATTTGATTGTATAAAGAATGCATCCGAAACCATTGGAAGAAGTATGGGTGGTATAGGAAATTGTCTTGCAGGGAGATCAAAGTCGTGTGGTGGGTTTATATGGAAATATAATAAAGATGAAACATCTTAGATCTTAAATGAGTGATCCATATGAAGTACTCGGAGTATCAAAAAATGCAAGTCAAGACGAGATTAAGAAATGTTATAGAAAAGCTGCATTAAAAAGTCACCCAGACAAGGGTGGTGACCCAGAACAATTCAAAAAAATCCAGGCGGCTTATGATATTTTATCAGACCCTGAAAAAAAGGAAAATCTTGATAGGTTCGGGACTCCCGACGGACCACCCCAACAGCCCCATGGTTTCCCGGGGGACATATTCTCACAGATGTTTGGGGGAGGGTTTGGCGCCCCCAAGGGTCCTGTCCGTCGCTCTAATTTTGATCATGAATTGAAAATTACTATGGAGGAGGCGTATCATGGGACTATCCGGAAGATGATGGTGACCCTCCAGAAGACGTGCTTCACGTGCCGCCAGAAATGCCGTCAGTGTCATGGGCGCGGGCAGGTTCAGCACCAGATGGGACCCATGGTATTTAATCAACCGTGTCAGCCCTGTCAGGGGAATGGTGGGATGAACACAGGGTGTTCTGGGTGTAAAAATGGTCATAAGCTTGAGCCTCTTAATTTAGAACTAAAAATACCACCTGGTATCCAGCATGGAAATGTGATGACAGGTCACGGACTTGGTGAACAGCCCAAGAAGCCCGATGAAGAGCCTGGGGACATCCTGTTCCACATCAAGGTCAGAGATCACCCAGATTTTATGAGACAGGGAAACGATCTAATTTATAGGACAAATATCTCATTCGAGGACACGGTCAATGGGAAGGAAATTACTATTCCTCATTTCGATGGACCTATTAAAATAAATACATCGGACTGGGGGATTATAGATCCACGAGAGGACTATATAATTCCTAAACGGGGGTTCAAACTAGAGGACAAGGTGGGACATCTCAGGGTTTCATTTAACGTGGTGTATCCTAATTTCAAAACAAAATTCAATCTGACACGACTCGGGCAGCAATCATCGCAATAGCCATCAGTGCTGAGATCGAACTGATAGATGCCTGGTCCTGGACGATATGAATAAGCTCGTCGACGTTCAGCTGAGCGTGATGAAAAACCATGTCATTCACTGTGCTTGGGACCATCCCAAGAGTGGCACTCCGAATGACATGCTTCTGAAGTAAAGTTCCCGTACGAATTGTCTTTTTTGTGATTGGGTGCCGCTGGATTCGGCGAACCGTAATCTGCACCTTCACACAAGGCTTATTCATACTCCTTATATAAGTCTAGTTTTTAAATAGTAATCCAAAGATACGTAAGAGTTGCCGAGGCACTAATAGGACAGTTTACTATGAACACGTAAGAGAGCGGGCACAGCAGGGTAAACGCTATGAAGTTCAGGACTTGGTCCGGAGACATTTGCTTTCTTAGACGAAATAGAAACGATACGTTTGACATAACACGAAAATTTCAGCCGCACAGCCCGCGCATCTCCGCATAGCTCATCTTCCCCTCTGCAAACTTAGCCATCGCATCCGTCTGAACGGGGTCGTTCAACATGACCGCGCATTGTGCCAGGAGCGGATCAATGGTCGCAATCTTGGCGAGCTTGGAGTTCAACTCTTCACCCTCATCCTTCTGCTCAGTAATCTCCGCCTTTTGGGGACGTTCTACGGTCACGACCGAACCGATACGCCCGTGACCCTGAGGGGGGTTATCCGTACGGCTATGGTACCGGACGGCACACCGCTTTCGAGGGTGGTTCATCTGAGTCACCCGGTAGTACCAGTCATCACCGTCCTCAATAAGCTCCCACCCGATAGGGCGGCTCGGCTCGTGGACTGACTGAATAGACCCATCCTTGCATACGACATAAAGCTCGTTGCGTTTAGGACCTCCCTCAAGGTCCAAGAGTCCATACGTGGACATGGTAGGGTAAAGACCGGTCGAGGGGTACACGGGGTCAACCTGTTCGGCGTAGAACTGAAGTCCGGGAGTCATAAGGGACGCCATCAGGAGAGTGTGTGTTACTTAGTCTTACCCGGCGCAGCCTTAACCTTGTCATGACACGAAATTTTTGCCCTTACCGCCTTTTTCGAATAAATAGAATAATCCTTGTGCTTAGCAGCCGACTCGCGTTTTTTCTCGCGTTTCGTGGGTCCTTCCATTTCTTATACAACACGGTGGCTTTTTATGTCAGGTAATTTTAGAATGGAATTCTCCTTTCTCAAAAAACAGACTCGGGCTCACCGTTTTTTGACAGTACTTTCTCAACCTGAAATCAACGCCATTCTTGACAAGTATGTCCCTCGGTTGCGTTCAATTCAGATATTTAATATTAAAAAATACCCGGAAGTAAATGATGAGTACTATGAAAAATTGGAAAATATAGTTGAAGAAGCCCGTGAGTCCCTCAAGGACCAATTAAGAACTAAAATTAAAAAATATGTGAAGGACCCAGATATTTTTGCTGCAGCTGTTGCTCAGATTTCGGGACGTTAAACATCATACTCTTTGCAAGCCTCGGGATCCTCGAGGCACATTTCGTCCAAGTTCTTCTTCAAAAGCTCTCTCTCCTGCTGACGGGCGAGCGCTGTTGAAATTTCCTCCACCTGACCCCATGCCACACGGCACGAAGGGGTATCCTCAAAGTTGTAGCATATATTGTGAGCATGCTGAATAGCCCGTTTCACATCCTTTGGTGAAATCTTGCGAGTCACAGGGCGAGGACGTGGAGGAACCGCCGACATTGCGAGAACGAGCATTTATACAGTTAGAGAGCAAAACTTTTAAATAGGAAATGACCAGTCGTGTGGTTCTCAAAGCTTCAAATGTCGCCGCCATGGTTGGTCGGCACAGGTACAAGCCTCGGTCTGAGGTTTTGGATGAACTCGTGAAGAAATACGCACCCGAAAAGTTCACAGGAAAGACCAAGGAGGACAAAGCTACCGAAGCACTCGCAGTTTCCAGTGCTGCTCAGGAGGTACTTGAGTCAGCCCTGAATATTAAAGCTGAAAATTCTACCCAAGTTCAACGGGTTTTTAGTGAAGCTCGGGATCGAATCAATTTTGATCCAAAATTAAATAATGAACAGAAAGCTGAGGTGATTGAGCACCTTCGGTCCAAGGTGTATACGACCCATGGTATCCGGTCCGAGGACAAGACGAGTGACAAGGTTCAAACTGATGAGGGTGCTCGCCTAGTCCGTGATGATTCATTTTATCAGATTGAGGTGTGCAATCTGGGCGATACACGGTATGTCATCGTTGGTAAAATTGACCGGATTGAGGAACGCCCTGATGGGTCGAGGGTTCTGGTTGAAATCAAGAACCGAACAAACCGTCTGTTCAATTCTGTTCCTGAATATGAGTTTATTCAGGTTCAGGTTTATTTGCAAATGCTGGGTCTGGTACATGCTCGACTCGTGGAACAGTACAACAACCAGGTGAAGAGTCACGACGTGGATCGTGACGAAGAGACTTGGACGAATGAACTCCTCCCTGAACTTGTCAAGTTTTGTGAGGAACTTCATTCTAAAATTACTTGAGCAGCATACGAAGCACAATTTCAGCAATCACGATCACCGCGGTCTGGGGGAGGCTACGTGTGATAAAGTAAACCACAAGTGCCAAGAGAGCAGCCACAGTGAAAGATGGAGTGGCAACTGGGTTTTGTTCGCGGTGAATTTCAATATCAGCAACACTGTCGACGTTCATTTATTATTATCAATATTTTTTACGCAAGCTGAACCTTGCCCTTTACAAAGTCATCAAATGTCACCATGTGGATCTCGTTATCCTCTG